GCACTGATCTGCCGTGGCATGGAAGACAATGGCTTCATGCTTGATATGCCTAAGGCTATGGCGTTGCATGCTACCCTCAGTGGGCGTATGTCCGACATTGAAGAGAGCATGCAGCAAGTGTTTCCTCCCATCGTAGAGCAGCGCATCTCTGAGAAGACAGGCAAGCAGCTTAAGGACAGGGTAACCATCTTCAATGTTGGAAGTAGACAGCAGATTGCTGACCGCCTCATTACACTGGGGTGGAAGCCTAAGAAGATGACCCCAACAGGGCAACCGATAGTGGATGAAACCACTTTGAAGGATGTTGTGTTCCCAGAGGGACAGATAATTGCTGAGTACTTAATGATTCAAAAGCGTGTCACTCAGATAAGTAGTTGGCTTGAACTGGTAGCTGATGATGGCAGGGTGCATGGTAGGGTGACCACCAATGGCGCAGTTACAGGAAGGGCGACACACAGCAGTCCTAATATGGCGCAGATCCCTGCAGTAGGTGGTCCATATGGTGCTGAGTGCAGGGAGGTATGGACAGTGCCTAAGGGGTACAAGCAGGTGGGTGTAGATCTATCAGGCATTGAGCTTCGTTGCTTAGGTCACTACCTGAATGACCAAGAGTGGATGGATGAGTTGCTTAAAGGAGACATCCATTGGTTCAATGCACAGAGCTTTGGCTTAGTTGACAAAGGCACTGTGAAGGACGATAACAATCCTGAGCATAAGAAGGCTAGGAATATTACCAAGACTCTGACATATGGTGTGTTGTATGGAGCAGGGGCAGCTAAAGCTGGCAGCATTGTTGGTGGTAACAGTAGCAAAGGCAAGAAACTTATTGATAGTTTTATCAATAACACACCCGGCCTTTCTGCCTTGAAGAAGAAGATATCTAGGCTGATGGCTAAGGGGCATCTCCCTGCACTGGATGGACGCAGGGTGTGGGTTAGATCAGAGCATGCAGCATTGAACACATTGCTACAAAGTGCAGGTGCTATCGTAGCTAAACAATGGCTTGTTGAATCAACAAAGCTGTTGCAAGAGAAGGGAATAAATGCTAAACTGTTAGCGTTTGTTCATGACGAAACACAATGGGAAGTGCGAGAAGATCAGGCAGAGGAAGCAGCTAGGCTCATAGAGCAAGCAGCTACCAAAGCAGGAGAAGCTCTAGGTTTCCGTTGCCCAGTTGATGCCGAAGGTAAGGTTGGCAACAACTGGCGTGAATGTCACTGACGTTACTAGTGAGTTTTTATATTGGAGAATATTATGACTGAAGAAAAGAAAGCGATTAAGCTTAAGGCTGATGTGTACTGGTGTCAACACAACAAAGTGAATGACATGTCTGGTAAGTTCCAGTTGAACTTGTGTAACCTGTCTGATGCTGCTGTTGAAGCACTGGAAGATATGGGTATCAGTGTTCAAACTGGTGAAGAGAAGAAGGCTGAGATGGGCAGGTACATCACTTGCAAATCAGAGAAAGCCATCCGTGTCTTTGATACAGACAATGATGAGATTACCGAAGCCATTGGCAACGGTAGTAAAGCGAAGGCGTTGGTTAGTTTCTACTCTTGGACATACAAGAACAAGAAGGGTGTTAGCCCTTCCTTGAAGAAGCTGGTCATCACTGACTTGGTAGAGTATGCTGCGACTAGTGGCATTAGCGCAGATGACGAGGATGTATTATGAACTTTAATATCACATTAAACTTGGACCAACTTAACTTGGTATTGGCAGCACTGTCTAAGCTTCCCTTTGAAGCTGTTAGTGAAACCATTGCACTAGTACGACAACAAGGTACAGAGCAGNTGNAAGCTTTCGAGGCAGCTAAAGCTGTTGAAGACCAAGAAGTTGTTCACGAAGTGCAGTAATGAAAGCACTATTCGATAGCGATATATTCGCTTATCGGGCAGCATCCGCATGTGAGGAAGAAGACGAAGCAACGGCACAGCGAACACTGGATCGTTTAATTGTTGACACCCTCATGTGCGGTGTTGATACTCTCTATCCTGATTGCTTCGTGGATAGTTGGAGCATGCACCTAACTGGCAAGAACAACTTCCGATACAAGATAGCTACCACTGTGCCTTACAAAGGTAACAGGGTGGATAAGCCTAAGCCAAAGCATCTAGCTTTCCTTAGAAGCCATCTTGTTAAGGAATGGGGNGCTACNATTTCTGAAGGTGAAGAAGCTGATGACACCATTGCCATTGAAGCTACAAAGCTTGGTGACAGTTGTGTCATTGTGTCTTTAGACAAAGACTTAGATCAGGTATCAGGATGGCATTACAACTTTGTTAAGCGTCTAAGTTATTACATTAAACCAGAGGAAGCTCTGGTCAAGCTGTACACGCAGATGATTACAGGTGATGCTGCTGATAACATCAAAGGATTGTTCCGTATTGGTCCAGTGAAAGCAGCCAAGATAATTGGGGACACAACAAACGAACTTGAGCTGTACAACAAAGTGTTGGAAGCTTATGAGGGTGATGCTGAGAGAGTGTTAGAGAATGCTCAGCTTCTTTTTCTACGAAGATATGAAGGACAGATATGGAATCCTCCACAAGCTTAAAGCCAAATGACATTGCACTAATCCTGCGTCCTACTATTGTAGATGGTAAATATCAAAACAACTTTCAGGTGTTAGTCAGTGGCTTTGGACCACTCACTATCAGTGAAGACGATGTAAACAATTTGATTGGTATGGCTACGATATTGGCATCAGTGATACCACATATGGAAGAAGATGAAGCACTTGCTAACAAGCTTGTTGAGTATTGCGGTAAGATGTTTGGTGATATTGGTGACATTTCATACAACGCAAATCATGATAGCTTTGGTGATGGTAGCTTCACCATTAACACCAAGACAATTGGAGGCATCCAATGAACATAGATGACACACTAATACAACGAGGTGTTAGGTATGGCAACTACAAAGAAGATGTCTCTAGAGTTTCACAAGCCTTAAAAGAATCTGTTAGGTCAGGTGCTGAATGGAAAGAGATGGATGATGATATGAAGGAAAGCCTTGATCTCATCTGTAACAAAATCTCTCGCATTGTTAATGGTGATCCTTGGTATCATGACTCATGGCATGACATCATTGGCTATGCTAGACTGGTAGAAGAAAGACTGGAACGATTATGATTGCTGTTGACATCCACTTAAAGGTTTTCTTTAAGCCTCAAGACCTACCCAATGTCTACCTAAATGAAGAAGTGCTGAGTGAAGCCATCACTGAAAACTTAACTGCTTCGTTGGAACGAATGGACGCACAAGAAGTGCTCTTTTCTTTCATAGATATTGAAGGACTAGAATGAAAGTTAATTCTGTAACCATTAGAGAAGCAAGCAATGGCTTTGTTGTTGAGCATATAGCTGAATCTGAGTACGACAAGTTCCTCTCTGAGTTTGTTGCTCTAGATATTGACGAAGCACTGGCTATAGCTAGAGATTTATTTGTGCATTACGATGCTGCTGACATGTCGCATCTAGTAGATACACCAATTGGTAGATAATAAAAAAAGGAATGGTGGTGAGTGGACAGACTCTAGGTTTAGAAGTTTTGTTACCTCAGCACTGAGAGCTGCATCTAGGCGTTGGCCTCCTAAGTTCAAGGCTTTGAAAGAAGCCTTCGTTGGTAGGAAGACTAACAAGAAGACAGGCAAGTTGGCAATGCATTACAAGTGTGCAAAATGTAAGAAGCACTTTGTTGCAGCAGATGTACAGGTAGATCATATACTACCTGTAGTATCTCCAACAGAAGGCTTTGTTAGTTGGGACTTGTTCATTGATCGTATCTTCTGTGAGATAGAAAACCTACAAGTGATGTGTAAATCCTGTCATAAAGTGAAGACAGAACTAGAGAAGGCAGAAAGGAAAAAGAAATGAATGCAATTTTATTAAAAGAACATGAAGATGGTAGTGCTACTTATTCATTTGATATGACATCTGAAGAGCGTGAGACACTGCTTAGTCTGGGTATAATAACAGCCCTTAAAAATGGCATCAAAGAAGGAAGTAAATATGTGTGTGACATTGATGTAGGTGACACCCAAGACAACACAATCTGAGGTATAACTACCTTTCCTCTGGGAGCTTTGGCTCCCTTTTTTATCTAAAGAAAGAAACAATGAACAAAGAAGTAGTAACACCTTGGTCTAGTGTAGGATTTTTAACATATAAAAGAACGTATGCAAGACGTTTAAATGAAGATGATATCAGCAGCCCAACAGAAGAGTTNCCAGACACAGTAGCNCGTGTCATCAAAGCCTGTGAAGAGCAGCTTCATTGCGGCTTTACAGACGCTGAAAACGAACGTCTAAGGGTGTACCTGCTTAGCTTGAAAGGAAGCGTTGCAGGGCGTTTCTGGTGGCAGCTAGGCACTAATACAGTGAACAAGCTTGGTATGGCCTCGCTACAAAACTGTGCATTCCGTGTAGTAGACAATCCAGTGGAGCCTTTTACATGGGCTATGGACATGTTAATGCTTGGTTCAGGTGTGGGCTACAACATCCAGAAAGACAATGTTAATAAACTTCCTCCAGTCAATAAAGATTTTAAATGTCCTTCTCGTATTGTCGATACTGGGGCTGATTTTATTGTTCCCGATAGTCGTGAGGGATGGGTTGCCCTACTTGGCAAGACGCTCAAGGCTGCTTTCTTGGCTCACTCGTCAGGAAAACAAACNTTCACATACTCGACACAGCTAATTCGT